GTATCTTCAAAGCTGCCATCAATTTGTTTCGTAGATATTCAATATCATCGATTGCACTATCATTACTTAAACCTGGTAAAGTTTCTATTTCAGTTCCACTATCACTACCGCGGACTGGTAAGAAGTAATCTTCTGTTACTGACTCTATATTATATCTAAGATTATAATCACCTGTTTTTTGATCAATTACAGGTATTTTTTTCATTTTATTAATTAATCTTTGCATAAAGTTATCTACTTCGTTTGGTGGAATATTACCAATATCAACTTTAAATACTCTTTTTTCCGGAGCTCTCATAATTCTGTGAATCAACATAGCGTCTTCCATAAGAGTTAATTGTTTAAATATTTTTCTAGCACCTTCTAACATTGATTTACCATAAGGTAGAAAATTGGCATCCGACATATTTCTAAAATGTGCTACTTCATAATTTTCAAGTAAATTTTCTTCAAAATTACCAGCTCGAGATGTTTGTTTAGCTTCAGTATCTTCTATTTTAAATTGTATTAATTTTGGATTTTCTGGATCATGATCTTCCATTCTAATAACCTCGTAACCAGACAATGGTTTTATACCAACAACTCCCAATTTATCCATAATTTCTAATTTTAAAAAGAAATCACCATATTTATTCATATTTCTCATCCAAGGCCATAAATTAAATTCTATGTTCATTATATCATAAAATAAATTATGAAGTATTTTAGCTATTTTTACATTGTCAGTTTTTATATCTAAAATTTTGTTTTCTACATTAGATACTGTAGATTCATCAGAATAAATATCAAGAGCAGATGATATAATTGGATCTGTATCCATCAACTCGTAATCCCTAAATAGCTCTTTACGATTTATATCAAATGCATTTCTTGCATTTTGTTGTTTAGCATATATAGAACCAAATGAATTGTCTCTCAAATTTGATAATCTATTATATCTATCTATAAAATTAGAAATTAAAGATGTTTGTGAAAAATCTACATCTTTAACTTTTATTTGACCAGTTGGTGTTTTTCTAACAACTATATTATTTTGAAATAGTTTACCTAATCTTGAAAAAACACCTTCTTGTTTATAATCTTCAGCCATTTGTTATCCTCTTATTTAATTAACCAAGTTAAATCTTCTTTATCTTTACCAACTTCAATTTCGTATGGATTTTTTGCTGGTCTATTACCACCAGTAGAAAATCCAGCAGAATGATCAACATTACCATTATTTTTTAACATTGAATCCATCATACCCCATTGTTGATCATTTTTATCTTTTTGTATTCTTAAAGCCGTATCCCTAACCCATAATGCTATGGAATAAGACATAACTAAATCATCATTATATCCTTGCATAGCTTCAGCTTTTGCATTAATTACTCCAGTTCTATAAATAAATACAAATAATTCATCTATAAGTCTGTTTGAATGAAGTTTTACTAATTTTTCTCTTGTATATTCTTCCATTTTTGCCACAATAAGTGGTCTTGTTTTTGCAGTTGTTGAAAAGCCAGGCACCATACTCTTGTCTTGTGCTCTGTATTTGTTACTAATATTATGTTCTACATCAACCACCTGTAAATCTTTTGATTGATAAAATAAATTTTTATATCCTCTATCTATGATGGTTTGTATTGTAGCCCAACCGATATTGTTGTTCTCAACCACTAATAAAGCATCATTATATTTAGTTGCAACCTCAATTAAGAAGTTTCCGTAATCCGTTGTACTTAATTGTCCTTTATATTCTGCAACTTGTTCCATATCCTCAACTTCAAATACTTGGCAAGCTGAGAAATCACTACCATCACCACGAGAAACATCTGCAACCACTATATATTCTTTTGAATAGTCAGGTTGTTTCCATACCCAAAATCCTCTATCTATCCCCAACTCTTCCACAGGAGCTTCAGCCATTGTATCTTTATACCAAGTTAATATTTTTGGATCTACTACAGAATTACCAGAAGTAAGGAAATCTGTATCACACTCTTGAGCAGCTTGTGAAGGACCTAAAATCTTGTCTTGTTCATCTCTCCAAGTTTGATCTCTATCTGGATGATCACTCCAATGAAGTCTAATTGTATTAAACTCATTTGTTCCATCTTCTGCTCCAACCCATTGTTTGTGAAACCAATTACCCACACCATTAGGTGTTGAAAGAACAATTGAATCACCACCAGTTGCTAATGTTTGTTGAGCCGCAGTCCATATCTCATCAATCTTATCAACGAAAGCAGCCTCATCAATTATTAGAAGAGATAATGCTTCAGAACGACCAGCTGATTCATTTGATGCAATTGCTTTTATTTGAGAACCATTTTGAAATCGTAATGATAGTTTATTTATCTCTTCTGTTCCTGTTTTTAACCAAGATGGTAAATTTTCATACATCACTCTCACCTTTGTTACAAGGTTTTTAGCAGTCTCTTTACCAGTAGCAATAACAAGAATGTTTTTATCATTGTGAAATAACATCATCCATAATGAATAGCCGGCAGATAAAGTTGAAATACCTAATTGACGAGCTTTAAGAATTATATTATAACGATTATCTTTAAAATCTGTTAAGCATTTTTCTTGAAATGGATATAAATCAAATTTCATTTTACCTTTTTTAGGATGTTGAATTGTGCAGTACTTTCTCATAAAATGTACTGGATCTTCAACACATTTCAAATATTCCCTTTTAACAAGTTGTTTTATATTTTGATTATTATCCATAAATTATATCCATTAAAGTTTAAGTTTAAGATGTGGACCATTAAGCATAGATTGAGCCATATCCGCTCCCTCAGCCAACTGATCATAAGTTCCACCAGCTGGTAATATTAAACCTGTACCATTATTAAAACCAGTACAACCGAATGCAGGGTGACAATATTCTGTATCCCCCATACTCTCAGGTAATACATTTATAATTACATAATTACAACCATCATGTAATTTATCTATATTACTACAAGAATCTCCAGCATAACCAGGACATGACCACTCCGACCCTAATATCCCTTGACTTGCAAATGCACCAGCTCCATTTGTATAGTGACTATGACAATTTGTATCCCAGGGTTCACACATTATTATGCCCCATGTATCATTTGAAAAGTATAACTCATTATTCAAAATTCCCGCGGTTGGGTATTCAGGCCAAACATGACAATCATATTCATCACATATAATAGTATCTTCTCCATGTAATACATGAGGGTCAATCGAACCAAATGGTACATCGAGTCTAGCCAATAGACGAAGTTTATCACATAAATATTCTAAATCAGGTCTAGTTATAGGGCTATCGGAATGACTATTTACTCGCTCCATTACACCTATACAATCCGGTGATATCATTCTAGCCAACTCTTGTTGTGCAGTTATAATTTCTTGACCCGGTGGAATAGGAGTAGGATGAGGTTCAGGATTAGGATCTATTGGATCTAAATCTGTTCTTATATCAGCCATTATTATAATTCCCCAGCCAGTTTAATTGTTTGTGAAGTAAAAAATACTCCAAGACCAAACCACAAGTATCTATTTTCATACCATTTTGGTGAAATTTCTTTTATTATTTCATCTTTCAATTTTAATTGATTTTCATATTCAAAAATAATTACATCTTTTTTTCCAATTAATATATCGTAATCTTTTATTTGAGATTCAAGATTAATAACTAAACTATCACATAATTCTAACTTATATTCCGTTTCACTTATATTATGGAACAATGACTTAGTTTCTTCTTCAGAAAGACATGTTCCTTCGCATGGTTCCTGTGAAAATAAAATTCCAATAAACAATAAACTACTTAATATCTTCATATTTAACACCCTCCATATTTTCATTAGTTAAAGCATTTGCTACAGACTTATCAAATAAATTTTTACCCTCTTCCCAATATGTTTCCATATATTGATTTATTTCGTTATCAATAGCGTTCCATCGCTGTAATCCTTGTAATTTTCTCCAAAAAAACCATAAATTATTATTTTCACCAAACTTTTTAGATTTTAAATCTATTTCATAATTTATTTGACAATGAAAACATCTATTCATTCTTATCCAAGTATCATAATGCCTTTTATCTCTATTACTTTTACTGCAATTTTGTTTACAATCTTTACATTGTTTTGAAAACATTCCAACTGATGGTGCATTACCTTTTTTTACTTGAAATCCATTTTTCTGTTCCCATTGGTATCCATCGGAATCGGTCCATTTATCACCAACCTTACGAGCTTTCGTACTTGTGACACTATGATTTCCAACTACAATTTTACCTGTATTCCCATCCAACATATCTTGAACGTTTCTTATATTTTTTTCATATTTTTCTGACATATACTACCTCAAATTATATATATATAAATATATTAAAAAGTCATTAAACCCGCAATTTGATTTACTGGAGCAAATGCACCTGTAAATTTATAGGTTTTTCCTTTATATTTAAAGACAATTCCTTCGGATGGTACAATAGCTGATGTTCCACCGATAGAATTTAATCTATCCAATTGAACCTTTAATTTATTTAATTTTTTAATATCTCCACCACTTTGAACATCTTTTATAGCGGCATCTAATTTTTTCTTCATATTCTGTACGGATTTATCAGGATTAGCTGCCATAAACCCCTTTACATTCTTTAATATTTCTGCACCTACTTCAAAGAATAATTCTTCAAATGGTTTCATATTCTTTTTAACTTGAGCTGCGTGATTCTTTTTATCAAAATCTAATATTTCTTGTAAAGCTTTTTCATCAAAGAAATCTGTTCTTTTCATATCAGCTTTTATCATAGGTATTGAATATGATTTATCAAAGAAAGCCCATCTTTTAACTAATCCTTCTACAACTTTTCCACTTAATTTTTTTGGCCA